TTCCCCACCAGTAGCTTCGCAACGAATAACTCCAGCAACTTGTAATTTTGTATTTGGTGAAGCGGTACCAATACCTACATTGGCACTAGAGTCAATACGCATTGCTTCTGTGCCGCCTTCTGTAAAGGCAATAGTGTCTGCGGCTGGAAAGTAAATACCTGTATTGGTATCGCCAGTCGTAGTAATGGCTGGGGCTGATACTGTACCAGCAGAGAATGTGGCTACGCCTGTAACCCCAAGAGTGCTGGATAAAGTCGTTGCTCCTGTAACACCAAGAGTGCTTGATAAAGTCGTTGCTCCTGTAACGCTAAGGTCGCCGTTTACTTCAAAGTTCCCTGCGGACTCAGTATTAATGGGGTAAAAATCAGTTCCGTCACAATAAACCCATACGGTAGCGCCATTAGATATAGTTACGGAAGCTCCACTAGAACCACGAATACGGATGGCAAAGCCACCTACAGTTGAGTTTTTGACTACGTAGAGCTTTTCTACCAACGGAGCAATGATGTCTCGCTGGGCGTTATTTGTGCCCGTTGCTACAATTACTTGATTCCTTGCCTCATCAGATATACCGTTAAAGTTACTTAAAGTATAGTTAGCATCCGTCATGGTGATTGTTACCACGCCTGTAATTGCCTGTTCTAGCAGGGTTCCTAAGTTTCGGTTGGTTGTCTGCCCCCAGGTTCCAGACTGATCTCCGTTACCGATTAGCTCGATGCGTAGTGTTGGTGAAAATGTGCTTGCCATGTGCTACTCCTGAGAATTGTCTATTACTACCCAATTTGGGTTCTGGTTATTGCCGATATTTTGCCACGTAACGCTTTGACCATTATTTATAGGCGTCCAAGTTACTGTTTGGTCATCAACAACCCTAAACCAGCCACGCCCTACGAATTCATCTAATATTACCGAATTTTCCGTGATTTGGCTATTAAAGTTAGCTTGGGCTACTTGTAACGCAGCTAAGCTGCTTGGTTCGGAAAGGCTTGCAATAAATATTGCAGTGCGGTTTTGCTCGTCAGCAGAATTGAGGTTTTCTGTAATTTGAGATGCTAAGGCTTTAATTGCCGCTTGTTCGTCTGCTAAGTTGCTGTTTTCTGTTATGGATGTTTGGAAGTTAACCTGAGCAACATCAATATCGGCAGCGATTAAGGCTTCTGTAATGGCTGACTGAAAGTTAGTCTGGGTTGCTTGTAGGGCGGCTATAGCGCTGTTTTCGGATACAGAACCTGCAAAAATAACGGTTACTGACTGGGTGTTGGCTAAAACTGAGTTTTCTGTCCTAGTTACCGCAAAAGCTAAAGTACCGTTTTGAATACTTAAAATAGTGCTGTTTTCTACTATCGAACTAGTTAATAGGTTTGCTGCACTGGCAGAATCAGCATCGGTAATTGGTTCTGTAGCTACCCCGCTAAATATTGCGCTTCCTGTTTTAGTGTCGGCTAGTCTCGAGCCTTCTGTATTTGCGGAATTAAAATTAGCCTGAGCAGTTTGAGTTGACGCAGGGTTTGAATTTTCAGTGGTAGAAACGTTGAAATTCGCTTGGGTAACCTGTGACTCTGCAGAAGCTAGATTTTCTACCAAAGAAACAATAAAAAGATTGATATATTCAGAAACATCTTCGGAAGTTAATGGCTCTGTAATAGTTGCCGAGAATGTAAACCCAGCATTAGATATATCGGCTAAATTGCTGTTTTCTGTGGCATTTGCACTAGATATTAAAGAAGTTGTCTCAGTCTCAGCAAGGTTTGAGTTCTCTGTAGTAGCGCTATTAAAAGTATTTGCAGAGGTATCTACAATATCAACAAGGTTTGAGTTTTCAGTAGTAGTTCCAGCAAATATACCAAGAGCAGTAAGAACATCGGCTAAATTAGAATTTTCTGAAATGGAGTCTGTAAAAGTTGTCCCACCAGTAGAGTAAACAATAATGATACCGCCTTGACTACCAGCTGCTCCAGCTCGCTGAGTTCCATTTTCGTCAATGCCACCTGCTCCACCACCGCCGCCAAATAATCCACCAATAGCTCCAATATTAAATCCGCCACCGCCTGCACCGCCACCGCTTCCCATACCAGCTTTGTTAATATCTATTCCTGAGCTTGCTCTTATGCTAGATGCTCCACCTACAACACCACTGCTTCCCCCACCATTAAACGGATTCGTACCGCCGCCTACACCAGCATTGTTATTACCGCCTGTGCCACCAGTGCCAGAAGAAGCATTACCACCAGCAGTGCCTCCGCCATTACCTCCTCCTCCGCCACCAGCTACCGTTGCATTAAGTACTGCTGAATTACCATTGCCACCATTAGCACCAGCACCTAGTTCGCCACCAGCTCCAGCACCGCCACCACCGCCATTTGCTTGGTTTGTCGCACCTGTAGAAGTTCCACCATTTCCTCCTACACCGCCATTGTTTGTACTTCCAGTACCAGCAACACCACCTGTAGAAGTTGGTGCGGTTGTAGTAGTGCCACCTCCACCGCCTGTAGTTGTATATGCACCAGAATTAAATGTAGTATTCCCACCAGCGGTTCCGTTGTTACCGCCAGCTGCACCGCCACTACCGCCAGCACCAATCGCATAGGAAATAGAGCCTGATAGGGTTACATTAGTTATTTTTGTGTAACCTCCACCACCGCCACCGCCTCCTCCAGCTCTGTTATTGCCTGATGCCCTACCACTACCCCCACCACCTCCACCACCAAAAAGGTGAATTCCATTATTAGCGTTATTCCAATCGGCTGGTACAGTAAACGAAGTGCCTGTATTTAGTACATAAATAAATTCGTTAGCTGTGGGAGCAATAACAGCAACACCTTGCACATTTGTCCGCAATAGTGTATTTGCGCCAGCATAAAAAGTTACTGGAGCTAAAGGTGCTGTTATGTCTTGCACATCAAGATAGTCAATTCCTGATGTTCTATTAGTGATTGTTAGTGTTCTTGCTGTTCCAGTAACATTGGAGTTTACTGTTACTACATTACCTGCTGTGCCTGTAATAGACCAAGTATTTATTGTTGTGTTTGTTACAAATCTAACTGTATGCGCTACTGTTTTAGTTGATGCTAATTCTCCATATGTACTTGCGCTGGTAAAATTTGTACTTGATGTTCCTGTTGCACCGCCGATTGTTATTTTATTATAAGTTAAAGTACCGCCTTGAAAAGCTCTATTAGTTGTAGATGTATTACTTAAAAGAATGTCAGCAGTATCTTTATTAAATGTTAGGCTGGTTGTAGTGCCTGTATCCCAAAGAGTTCCAGTTCCAGTTAATGTCCACAAACCAGAACCCATTGTTAAAGTTCTGGTGTTTGAATTGCTTGATGAAAAGACTGTACAGGTTACATTGTAATTTTTTGCATTAAATGTTCCACGAGTCAAAATTACTGCTGAAGAACAAGTAAAGTCATCGCCTAACTGAACTGTGCCTGATGGGGAGTCAATAATAATACCTTGCGTAAACGATTTACCCGCAGAGGTAATAGTTTGTGTATTTCTTCCAGAAAAAGTTAAATTCCCTGTACCAGATAAAGTTGTTCCTGAACCATTTGTCCAGTTACCATAAACAAATGGCGTTGTTGAGCCTGTTGCCAATGTCATAGCAGATGTTCTGCCTGACATATCTACTGTGCCTAAGTTAAAGCTCTGATTTATGGTTATTGTTCCTGTTACAGAACCAGCATTAGTAAATGTAGCCGTATCTTGAACCAGTGGAAAATTAGCTGCAGCAGGAGTTCCGTTTGATGTTAAAGCCCAACCTGTTGATGACCAGTTTTGCGCTCCAGCTAAGTTCCAATAAACAGTTCTACCTGTGGCAAATGTAATTCCGCTATTACCCCCACAGTCACCCCAGTAATCTGTTCTTGAACTGTCGTCCCAAGTCGCAGCACCTGCACCTGTAATATCTTGAAAGTCAGTTGCAAAAATATCTACTGCGGCAGCCGTAAGCGTTCTTGCGGTTCCAAATGTATTTGATTGAATAAAATATCTTCTAGTAGGAGCAGTATTACCAGCGTTAATTGTTAAAGTACCATTAACTGTTTGATTTCCCGTTAAAAGAATTGTATTAACCCCGTTTGAGCTCCTATCAGCGAAAGTAAGATTATTAAAAGTATTGTTTTGATTTATAACAGGAGCCACATTGGCATTAGTAAATGAAACATTATAAAAAGTTTGACCGCCTCCACTAAAACTAGCGCTGATCCCCGTTACATTTATTTGAGAAGTTCCTGCATTAAACGTTAAATTTGTGGAATTTGTAAAATCGAGGGGAGTACCCGCACTAAGTGATACGGTGCTACCATTTAGTGAAATTGTTCTAGCGTTAGTAGCGACAGATGACAAACTAGGACCACTTATGCTGTAGTTACTTGCGCTAGTGTCAAATGTTCCTCGATTTACTACTAGAACACCCGTCATCGTTAAATTATCACCAAGGGTAACAGTAATTCCGATACCATCAATAAGTAAAGTAAATAGCGTTTTACCAGCGGTAGTTACTGTTCCTGTTCCAATAATTGATAGCCCACCATTGTGGGTAAAAGTCATACCAGCTACAAGCGTAACGCTGCCTGATACAGTAAGCCCACCTGTACCCGCTAGTGTTCCAGTAAAACCTGTGCAGTTAATACTTTTAGCTACTCGAGCACCTGAAACTGTGCAAGTGCCTGTTGAAAGATTATCAAAAAACACATCATCGGCTGCTGTAGGAACAGCCTGACCTCCAGTACCGCCTGAAGTCAAAGCCCATTTAGTGCCAGCAGTTCCATCCCAGTTAGCAGTTCCGCCTACCCAATATCTATCAGCCATTGTTACTCCTCAGTAACTTCTGGTTCAGGCTCTGGTGGTGGGGGATTAGGCGGTACGATGTTTCCGTAATAGTCTAAGAAGTTTGTACCATCCCAAGAATAGGCAATAGCAACCGTGTAGCCAGCGGTGTTTACCAACCCACACTCAGGATATGGGCATGGGTCAGTAGGCTCGGCAATAATCAAATTAATGATTAAGCCGCCATTTAACTTATAAACAGCGCAAGTGGTCACAAGTAACCCTATTAGCTAGTTGCTGTGGTCGAGTATGTAACGTTTAGTTGGTCTGTAGATGCAACAGTCTTGTTACCACCAGTAAATGAACCAGCAGAATACAAAGTACCTGTGGTGTTATCAATCGTAGCAGAGCCGTTAATGTTGATAAAGCAGCCAGCTACAGTACCAGAACCAGTAAATGTAAACGACACCGCAGCAGAACCAGCCTTAGTAGTTACGTTTGATGGTGTTGAACCTGATGAAGTTGCGGAACCAAATGTGATCGTTGGGCGGTTGCCTGAGTAAGTAGGAGCATTAGCCAAGCCAGACTCTAACCAACCAGCGTGAGATGCTTGTGTATCAGCAGCAGCATAAGTTGGAGAAGAAGCGCCAGATACTAGACCCATGCGAACAGTAGCTGAGTACGAGCTACCAGATAACAAAGTATCTAGCATAAGCTCTTTGCCTACCGCCATTACCAAGTTATCAATGGTTTCTTCCCATTTGAGGTTGCCGTCTTTGTCGTAGCACTTAGCTACATAGCGACCTTCCATGCCTACTGTCTCGGCAAAGTCAGCAGTTTTAATTAAAGCGGCGCTGCTAATATCGCCAAAGTTTGATTTTTCGTTGTGCATAATTACTCCTTAAGAAAGTCGAATAATGGCGTCAGATGCTGTCGCCGTTGGGAAAGTCACGGTAAACGTATTGGAAGCCGTTTTATCCGATCCAAAATCTAAAACCGCTACAGCAGCACCAGTTGCACTATTGTAGATTAATGCACCCCTAGCAGTAAAGCTCGCTGGGTTCCAAGTGGTGTTTAAAAACGAGATAAATGCCACGTCATCACTTGCTGCAGGAACAACGTTCGTAAGAGTCTTACCACCAGCCACATAGCCAGTGCCTGTAATCTCATTAGTCGTTGTATATACAGTAGTGTTTGAACCTAAATCAGCAAAAGCGGTATATAGGGCGAGTTTGTACGTGCCAGTAGTAAAGTTTTCCAACCCGTTTAAAAGGTTGCGTTTAAATATCGTTGTAGCGCCTTGCTGAATCATGGATTAACCTTAATTTTAGCCTGACCATCGCGGTAAGCATCGCCGCGCTCAAGGCCAGTACCCAGACGGTTAAGCTGTTGCAGGGCTTCTTGAAACTGTTTCTCATAATAGGCAACCAGGTCTTGCTCACCCTTTTGGAACAGGATTGCTTCACGCATAGCACCATAAAGAAGCACGGGCGAGTAGTTGTCACCCAGCCAGCTAGTGCCAGACGAGTTAGAAATGGCTGTAACTTGAACAGTAAAGCCCGAACCCGTATTGCCAATTAACGAAGACGAAGCAGTTAAAACATTGCCTGGCACGTACAAAGAACCACCATTGCGAATAGTCACCGATGTCACACCCCCACCAGACACAACAATGTCTGCTACAGCGCCAGTACCTTGCCCACCAGTCAAAGGAACGCCTAAATACGTGCCAGCGCTATATGAGGAACCAGCCACAATCGACCCAGTATTTGATATAACGCCTTGAACAATAGTCGCTGGGTAGTAGAAATAGTGTAATTCTACGTTGTAGTTATCGTCTGGCGTAGGACCTAAAATAAATGACAACTCGTTGAGGTTGGTGTATTGCGAGCCAAACAAAGCGTAATATCTGGGTAGTCCGACGTCTGTGGGGCTAGGATATGCCTGACGAATAAAGTTAACATCTTTGTTAAGTAAGTACTCGTACTCACCGTTTGGCTTTACAACCGCCATTGAAAACGTAGACAAATAGTCATCAGGGCAAGATAGGTAGGGGTTAGTTTCAGTAACCGTACCCGTTACGTTCTTTCGCAAAGGCGGAATCTGCACACTGTTATAAATGCGCTCCTCAGCCTGTTGTACAAAGACAGGAATATTCTCAACAAAGAGTTGCTCTGTTGATTCTACGTAGCTCTGTATTGTCTGCGAAAGTTCGTTGTAGTTCATTCTTTAACCTTAAGCCATTGGCCCACGGCACATGCGGCCTTTAGTAGCAGCACCTGCGCCGCGCATCTCAATACCAGAAGTCTTGGTTGGCTTGCCTAAATTTTTGCTAATTTTGCCAACAGAAATATCAAGCTCGTCCATAACTTTAGCGCCGGACGTATCTTTAATAGCCCCCGCAACCGTTATTTTTTTACCTGACATGGTATGTGGCTCAGCGTAAACCTCAGCTGGGCCGACTTCTTTACCATCACGTTTCATTGAGTATTTAGCCATGATTAACGTCCTCTTCCTGCACTTTTACGTAGTGCGCCTTGATTAGCTACTTTAGCCATATTACGACCTAGCTTAAGCATTTGCTCGTTGGTTTTGCCACCACCGCTTGATTTGCCAGCAGTAGCCTTTTGAATGCCTACTGATGGGCCTGTATCGCCAAGATTCTTGCCTTTGGTTTTACCTTGTTTAGTAATACCGTCTGCGCCTTTTTTAAACATGTTCTGCTCCTTAAGTTACCGTTATCGTTACTGTACCTACTTCTACGCTAATTACCAAGTTATTTGGCGTTAATAAGTTATCGTCTGCCCTAGCGCCACCAACCGGTGCCCAACCCCACTGAAACACCCTACTACCCCCCGTAGGTTCGCCAAAGCCGTCTTCGGTGTTCCCTGCATTCGGGTCAAGCTGTAGACCTGAATAACCGCCCTGAAGGTACGTATTGTCCGGTCTTGGATTGCGCAGGGCTTGCGGATCGTCAACCGGGTACATACCTAACTGCAACTGCGGCTGATCGGGATCCCAGCAAACCGGACACACCATTAGCTCATACTTTTTAGTCTTAACAATCTCTGTTCTTAAGGTTTTAAGCTTAAAACGCTGCCCACAGCGATCACACTGCGAAATTGCTATCTTGCCGGAAGCAAATCTATTCGGCATGTTTACCTCTACGTAATGTACATGCGGCGGGGCACAAAGCGGATCGCCGCCTTCTCTCTGTCCTCATCTGCCGCTAACTGCCACGCTTCATCGTATTGCGCTTTTAACACACCCAAGCGGGTGTCTGCGCCCGGAATCTTAAGCGCCATGTAATACGACAAGCCTGCAATTAAGCAAGGTAAAAAGCGGAACGGTACATCTTGTGTATTAACACCGTTACCGCCATCGTGGATTCTACGTAAACGCCAGTACACAAACGTGTAATAGGGCTGTGCAAGCGTTCCTTGGTCTGGGGTAGGCCACACTACTATCTTGGGTGCATCGACGCCTGGAGGGGGTGATACGCTGGTTGCAGCATAGTCTGCGCCAGACTGGCGGTTAATCCACACTTGAATTGGACGGGCTTGCTGTAACTTGTTAGGGATTGTTGCGTAGGTAGATACAGAGATACGTGTTATGGTGAGATCAGCCTGATTGTTCTGCACACCAGGGTTTGTACGGATAACGTGCTCAAGCAGGTCAACTGTGTCCAAAGGCAAATCATAGACGCTCTGCCCCTTCACCAACGGAATTTGCCCTTGCTCAACCGTCCACAAGTTAATGCCTCGGTTAGCCCAATCAGCAAATAACAGGTTTAAAGAACGACGCGCAGTACGCAAGTCATAGCCCGAACGCAGCTCTGAACCACAGCGCTCAAACGCTTCCTCAACGATCTCAGAAAGATCGAGGTTAAATGCGGCATTAGCGACTACGGTCATCTTTTACTTAACCTTTCGAAACGGCTTTACTTTTGCTTTTACTTTTGCTGGCTGCGGGACGAACTGCTTTCCCTGGGCTTTGCCGGCTCGTTTTGCTCGTGTTGTTGCTGCGTACTCCTGTGGGCTTAGCGCGGCTATTGCTTTTTTTGGCAGGTACCGCTCTCCGGTTTCGGACGACTTTTTCCCGGACTTGGTTGTCCACTTCTGCTCGCCCCACGACTTCAGGCTTTGTTGTGATTTCGCTAATGCCACCGAGTAACCTCCAGAGCCAATTAAACATTATTTATACCCCCCACCCGCTGCCTTGTACTTCTTGGCAACGAGTTGTGCTTTACGTGCCGACCACTGCCCTGCGCCAGTACCATGGGTTGCAGCCGCCTTAACCTGAGAAACAATGCGCTTACGCATCTCTGGCTTGGTGTAATTCCCCGCCGCATTAACCGTACCGCCTTCGGCGTATAAGTCTACGTCCTGCGGTTTGTCTTTACGGTGAATAACCTTCTTGCCCGGCATTTTGCTAGGCATTACCGCCCCCATGCCGCGACTCGGTCTCATACCATTCTTCCTCGGGTTTTACCTTTAATGGCACAGCCATCAGCACGTTTAGATGCAGAAGACTTAATCATGCCACCTTTAGCCTTTTCAACAGGCTTGGCTTCTTTTTCATCTTTAGGCTCGTTACCCATCATCTTCTGGAACTTCTTTTCCATTGGATTGTTCTTCATACGTTCAGCGGCAGCTTTGTTCTGCTCATCTGTACCCATGATTTTATCTTTCAGGGTTTTTAGCATTTCCATGATTAGCAGCTCCCGCCGCCAGCCATTTTAATCATCTTGCCCTTGGTGTGGCCTTTGATTACGCAGCCGTCAGCACGGGTTACGCCGCCACCAGCCATTTTGTGCATGGATTTCTCATGTGCTTTAACAGCAGCGCCAGCGACTTTTTTCATCATTGGCATATCTTTTTTAATGTCTTCGTGTTTCATAATTAGCAAGCCTTTCCACTTTTCTTTTTAGCTACGCCGCCTTTTTTCATAGGCATTGCAGCGGGTTTAGCTGGCTTTTTGGCAGCAGCAGCTTTTTTCTTTGCAATCATTTCCATAAACGGATTTGGTTTTTTCATGGTCCCACCTTCTTTAAATTTTTTGCCTTTATCGGCAGTTAAAAATTCCTCACCAACTGAGCGAGGGATACCTACTTTTTTGGCAAAGCCGGGGTTCTTAGCTATAGCCGCCATAAAATTGTGTTGCTTTTTAGATACACTAGGCATTATTTACCCCAATGTCCTGCTACAAAACCAGCTACGCCAGTAATAGCGCTAACTGCGCCGCCCGCCCACATCAACACTTTCCAGCCACCACGAGCTTCAGACAGGGTTTTATTAATTTCATGCAAAGACCTTTTGATCTCGTCCATGTCGCTAATAAGTTTGTCCATGTCATCTTGCAGATGCTTGATGTCACTTGCATGCGTAGCCAATTCTCTAACCACTTCTTCGCTCATTTAGCACTTCCATCTCTTTAGTGAAGCAGCCTTACGAGTAGGGCGACCTTTTTCGTCTTTCATCGGGCCTGGCATACCAGACATCCGAGCACAGAACGACCGCTTACGAGCACCACCTTCGGGCTGCGGAGCCTTTAGATTCGAGCCAGTAGCCGCATTATATTTAGCACGGCCTTTGGCGGTAAGCCCAGCGCCCTTAGATACAGGCAGCTTCTCACCACG